CTATAATACTCAAGGACAATGGTTCCAAACTCTTGGTACTAAAATCCAAAAAGTATCTAACAAAATTCACCAGAAAACATTAAGAGGTGGTGCAAACTTCGTAGTTTGTTCTCCTTCAGTAGCTACAATCCTAGAATCTATTCCTGGATATGCTGCTAATACAACTGGTGATCAGGATCAATTTGCAATGGGCGTACAAAAAGTAGGTGCATTAAACAACAGATTCCAAGTATACAAGAACCCTTATATGACTGAAAATATCTTACTTTTAGGATATAGAGGATCTCAATTCTTAGAAACTGGTGCAGTTTATGCTCCATACGTACCATTAATGATGACTCCTCTAGTATACGATCCAGAAACCTTCACTCCTAGAAAAGGTTTAATGACTCGTTACGCGAAGAAGATGATCAGACCTGAATTCTACGGAAAAATCTTTATTAGCGATTTAGCTACTATCTAAGATTAAGTAGAATAATAAATAAGAGAGGCCTTAACGGGCCTCTTTTTTTATGTGCTATTTATAAATAAACTATTCATAGATGGCTGATATTGCAATATGGGGTGGTAGTTCGACGTTTACTACTGGATCTACTCCTTTCGGATTTTACGATACAGATACTGAGTTTCAAGCAGATGCAGATAAAGTAGCTAAATTTTGTGCTTCTAGACTTGGATTTCCTTTAATGGATGTAGAATTAGATAGTGGATCTTTCTATACATGCTTTGAAGAAGCTGTTACTACATACGGAAACGAAGTATTCAAATATAAAATAAGAGAAAATTATTTAAGTTTTGAAGGTGCTCCTACAGGAAGTGTTGTTAATAATAAAGTAGTAGAACCTACCTTAAATAAAATAGTTCAAATATCTAAAAACTACGGTACAGAAGCAGGTGTAGGAGGTAATATAACTAAACATTCAGGCTCCTTACAACTATCAGCTTCAGTTCAAAATTACGATTTAAATCAATGGGCTACAGATAATAGTATCGAAGGTAAAATTGAGATACGAAAAGTATTTTATGAGGCACCACCTGCTATACAAAGATACTTTGATCCTTATGCAGGTACAGGAACTGGTATACAGTCTTTAATGGATGCTTTTGGATTCGGTTCGTTTAGTCCGGGTATTAACTTTATGTTAATGCCAGTATCTTATGATATGTCTCTTTTGCAAGCTATCGAATTTAACGATCAAGTTAGAAAGTCTACTTACTCATTTGAGATAGTAAATAATCAACTTAAAGTATTCCCTATTCCTAATAACACTGGAAGTTTATATTTTCATTACTATAAAGAAGATGATAAAAATGCATTAAGTTTTGATGATAGTATAGATAAAATTGCTAATGTTGCAGAAGTACCTTACGAAAATCCAACTTATGAATTTATTAATAGTGTAGGCCGACAATGGATTTTTAATTATACTTTAGCTCTTACAAAAGAAATACTAGCTTACATAAGGGGTAAATACACTACAGTCCCAATACCAGGTTCAGAAACTACCTTAAATCAAGCAGATTTATTAGGAGATGCTAGAACTGAAAAAGAAGCTTTGTTAACTAACTTAAGAGAAATGTTAGATGCTACTTCAAGAGGAGCACAGTTAACAGCACAAGCTCAAGAAGTAGAAGATTTACAGACTACTTTAAGAGCAGTACCAATGACAATATTTGTAGGATAATATGAAACTTATTCCTTTATTATTAGAGTTAGATTATAGAACTTTTGAAGCAATGGTCAAGGTTACTTTCGGGGAAGAAGGTAATCAAGGTTACGACGATGCTTTAAGAGCATTACCAGGAGTAACAACAGTAACAGTGGCTTCACAAGATTCAGATAGTAGTTTAGCTACTTATAAAGTAAAAATAATAAGTCAAAAAGAACCAACAGAAGCTTTTCAAGCTTTTAAAGATAACGCAACCAGCAAATACAGTAATATTGTTAGTGTAGAAGTTGGCGAACAAACAATAGAAGAAAAATAATGTTATTCGGAACCGAAAGAGATATCAATCTTCTTACTAAGATAAACAGAGAGTTACTTTCTGATATAATAGAACAGGAGATACTGTATTACAAGTTTAGCTTAGATGAAACTACAGCTAACTTATATGGCGAAGCTTTAGATAAAGTATTTCAAATACCTGTAAAATTAAGCTGTCTAATAACCAGAGGAGATCAAGTAATTACTACAGACGATATGGGACCTGATTTAAACAGAGAGTCATCATTTGCATTTTTACGTTCTGATTTAGAAACTTCAGTAGTAGTACCTGAAGTAGGAGATATAATTAATTGGCAAGAAAATTTCTATGAAGTTGATACTGTAAGAGAGAATCAATTATTTGTAGGTAGAAACAATAGTTATAATTTAACTGACTACGGTAATAAATTTGGTAAATCAGTATCTATTATAGTTGATTGTCACTTAACTAGAGCTGATAGAATAGGTATAACAGAATAATATGGCAGGAAAACCAGCAAAAAGATTCGAAGAACAAGTTACTGGATATCAGGAATCAAGACCTAATAATCCAGTTTTAACTGATAGAGCTATTCAGCGTACTGTTAGAAACGATGATACTGGTGACTTTACAGTAGGTATAAAAGATATAGATGAGTCTATAATTTTTTACTTTAATAATGTAATTAAGCCTTCTGTAATGCAAAAGGGAGTACGTAAAAATGTACCTGTTATATATGGTAACCAAGAAAGATGGAAAGCAGTACAGAAAGACGGTTATTACCGAGATAGAAACGGTAAGATACAAGCTCCTTTAATAATGTTTAGAAGAGAGACTTTAGAAAAAAATAGAAACTTAGGAAATAAATTAGGAGCAGATAATCCTCAAAATTTTTATGTATTCGAAAGAAAGTATACAAATAAAAACCATTATGACAGATTATCAGTACTTACTAATAGAACTAAGACAAAAGAATACCAAGGCATAGTAATTCCAGATTATGTTACTCTAACTTACAGCTGTGTAATATTTACAGACTACATAGAACAAAATAATAAATTAATTGAAGCTATAAATTATGCATCTGACTCTTATTGGGGAGATCCTGATAAGTTTAAGTTTAGAGCAATGATAGATAACTATACTACTACAACAGATGTAACTCAAGGAACAGACAGAGTAACCAGAACTTCTTTTACTATTACCCTTAATGGGTATATTATACCTGAATCTATTAATGCACAAATCCAAGGAAACAGAAAGTTTTATTCTAAATCACAAGTATTATTTGGTATAGAAACAGCAGGTACTTTAGAAACGTTATCCACTAGAGCTTCTACACCAGAATCTCAAGCTAAGTCCAGATTCTTTGATCAAGGGAGTTTCGGAGCATTATCAGGAGCAGGCACTGCTTCAGGAGGAGGTGGAGGAGATTTGACTCAAGAAATTAAAGATTATCTTTCATTAAATAGTACAGCAGTAGCAGCATCTATAAATACAGGTACTCATACTGCTACGTTTAGCGGTGTAACTATTACTACAGCCCCTACAGGTTTTAATTTAGGACAAGATGAATTTTTCGTATATATAAACAATACTTATATACCAAACACCCAACGAACAGTTTCTCAATCTGGTGATAACATTGTAGTAGTATTTAATACTAATGATATTGGATATACTCTAAACTCAGATGATGAAATACTGCTAGTAGGAAAATTTGAATAATTATGGCATTAATATCCTGGAAGCAAATATCAACAGATCTATTACAATACGGTAAATTAACCGGCTCATTAGAAGTATCAGGTTCTATTTCTTCAGAAGGGCATATAGTACCAAGTACTGCTGCTACTTTTGATATTGGAAGTGTAGATAAACCTTTTCGGGATTTATACCTACATACAGCTTCTTTAAAGTTTGTTAAGGCAGGAACAGTAATTGCAACGTTAGTTGGAGAAGAAGAAGGAATTAAAATTGGTAATATAAGAATTACTACATCTTCAATTGATATAGTTAAAAATGACGGAAGTGTACTTACTACTGTAGCTGAAGCTTCTTCATCAGCAGGAGATGTCACTGGAGTAAAAGTCGATCCTGCTATATTTTCTAAAACAGGTTCTTTTGTAGCTACTACAAACGATACTCAAATAACAGGTTCATTAGCGTTAAGATTCGATGGAAGTGGGGATACTTTTAAAGTTAACGTTAATGGAGAAGAGAAATTAGAAATTAATACTGAAGGGACAGTAATATATAAACCCTTAACAACAGCACCAACTTATGTATCAGGAGGATTGTTCTTTTCTTCCTCAGGAGATTTTTATGTAGGAGGGTGATATTTATTATAACAATATAACATTTAAATAAGATAAAATGGCAGAATGGAAAAAGTTACTGGTACATGGTGCGGATGTTACAGTAAATTCAATAACACTAGGGAGTACAGCCGTAACTTCTACAGCAGCTGAATTAAACCTACTTGATGGTGTAACCGGACTAGTACAAGCTGACTTTACCAAACTCGCAGCAATAGATTCTACAGCAGCAGAAATAGACGTACTCGACGGCGTTACTGGAGGTACAGCAGCAGCTTCAAAAGCAGTAGTATTAGATTCAAATAAAGATATAGGTACTATTAGAGATATTTCTGGATCAGGAGCTTTATTCTCAGGTACAGTAACAGCAAATGCTTTTGCAGGAGATGGTTCTAACTTAACAGGTGTAGCAGCAGGATCATTAGATATTGATAATTTCTCAGCATTAGGTAGTGCAGGAGTAGCACAAGGAGATCATTTCTTATTCTCTGATGCCGGAACTGAAAAGAAAATAACCTTTAGTAATTTAGAGGATAGTATATTTGGTAATGTATCAGGAGACGCTACAGTAGCAGCTGGAGGTGCATTAACAATAGCAGCTAACTCAGTAGAAGGTACAATGTTAAATACTAACTCTGCTGATACATCTACTTTAGAGTTATCATCTGATACTCTATCAGTAATAAAAGTACCAAACGACTTAACAGTAGATAATGCTACAATAGCACTTAACTCAGGTACTACTTTTAACGGATCAGCAGCAGTAACAATATCAGTTAAAGACGGAGGAATTGATGCAGATGCATTAGCTACTTCAGTAGCTGGAGCAGGTTTAGCTGGTGGTGGAGGTACTGTATTATCTGTAGGAGCAGGTTCTGGTATTACAGCAAATGCTAACGACGTAGCAGTAACAGCAGCTCAAACAGCTATAACTTCTTTAATTAATTCTTCGTTAACCAAAATAGGTACAGCTACAGATCAAGAATATGTAGATTTTAGTACTTCTAATGAAGTAAATGTAAAAATAAATGATACAGAAAGATTAAGTGTTACTGCAGCAGGAGTAGATATTACTGGTGCCGCTACCATTTCTACAAACCTTACAGTATCTGGTAACTTAACAGTAGCAGGGACTACTACAGAGGTACAAACAACTAACTTAAACGTAGAAGATAAGTTTATACTTCTAAATTCTGGATCTTCAACTGCAACAGATGAATCAGGTATTATATTTGGAGGTGCAAATGGAGCAGCAGGAGCAGGAGCAGCATTAGTATGGAACGGAGATCATAATTCAAATGATGGACGATTAGGAGTAGCAAATGCAGTAGACTCAGATGCAACTACAGCTACAGTAAACTACCATTTAGCAGGAGTATTTGCAGGTAGTACTTCAGATGCAGCAACAGCACAAGCTGATCATGTAGGTAATATAAGAGTAGAATCAAGTGAAATATACATATACGTGTAATATAGTAAATGTGGTTATATAAAATAATGGGATTAATAGATAAAGTCAAAAAAGACCGTAAAACAGATTCTGATTTAACAGTACAAGATTGTGAGTTTATACTCACTAAATTAAGATCAGCAAGCTATAAAGGAGACGAATTTGAACAATTCTATATAGTGTTTAAAAAAGTAACAGAAATTATAGAAAAACAACAATAAAATTTGGCCTTCGGGCCTTTTTTTATTATATTATTAGTACTATTTATTTAAAACCTATTATTGGCCCGTAAGGGAAGTGGGCTCTTTGAGTAACCAACCGTAAATAGAATAATATGCCAAACTGGAAAAAACTAATTGTAAGCGGCTCTGACGCTGCTTTATCAAGTCTTAATGTTACAAATGCTGTTACAGCATCAGCCTTTGCAGGTGATGGTTCTGCTTTAACAGGTATATCAGCAGGAGGATTCGGATTCTCTAACCCTATAAGTATGTCTTCCGATACCTCAGCTACAGCTGGAAATTATACTTCTATAAACGGTCCAATACAAATTAATTCAGACGTAACCTTTACTATCCCAGCAACAGCTGAAGTAAAAATAGAAACATTTTAAGATATGAGTACATTAAAAGTAAATACAATACAACCAGCTTCAGGAGCATCAGTAACCGTAACAGGGCTTAGTCTTGCAGGTACTGGAATCGTTTCAGGTTCATCCATAGCGACTTCAGAACAAGGAGCTATAGCTTTATCTACTAATGGAGTAGCAGCAACAGCATTAGATTTAGGAGTCAAAACAGACGATAGTCCTCAATTTACAGGAATAAATTTAGGTCACGCTTCAGACACAACTCTAACTAGAGCTTCATCTGGTGATGTAAATATAGAAGGTAATATAATATACCGTGCAGGTGGTACTGATGTTCCAGTTGCCGATGGAGGTACAGGAGCATCTACTTTAACTAACGGTGGGGTCTTACTTGGCTCAGGAACTGGTGCTATTACGGCTATGGCGGTACTAGGGGACGGTGAGATGATTGTAGGAGACGGAACAACTGATCCAGTTGCCGAAAGTGGAGCAACCCTAAGAACATCAATCGGTGTAGGAGCAGGAGATAGCCCAACTTTTACTAATCTTACCTTGACAGGAGATCTTTCAGTCACAGGAACAACCACAGAACTACAAGTCACAAACCTTAATGTAGAGGATAAAAATATTACAGTAGCTTCTGGATCAGCAGATTCAGCCGCAGCAGACGGTGCAGGACTTACTGTAGCCGGAGCTTCAGCTACATTTACTTATTCACATTCAGGTACTAAATGGAATATGAATAAGCCATTAGACGTTACTGGAAATATTGATTCTAACGGATTATTAACAGTAACTGGAGCAGGTACATCTCAGTTTAGTAGTCACTTACAGGCTCACTGTTTAGGTATAGGTACTTCTCCATCAACAACTACCGGTGAAATAAGAGCAGCAGGAGACATTACAGCATACTATTCTTCTGACGAAAGATTAAAAGAAAATTTTGCACCATTAGCTGGAGCATTAGATAAAGTTAAAGCAATCGGAGGATACGAATTTGATTGGAAAGAAGGTATTGAAGATGCTACTAGCAAAACAGGACATGATATCGGAGTTAAAGCACAAGAGATACAAGCACAGTATCCTGATTTAGTTCACGAAAGAGAAAATGGATATCTAGCAGTCGATTATATTAAGCTAAGTGCTGTATTAATCGAAGCAGTAAAAGAATTATCAAATAAAATAGATATTTTAGAAAGCAAAATTTAAGTGGGGCTATTATTTAATTTAGATACTGATACAGTAAAAGGTCCAACCGAAAGTCTATACTGTAGAATAGATCAGATTACTATCCAAAAAGATGCTAATAGAATTATAGTAAGCTTAGTTTACTTTAAAGATATAGAACAAAGCTCTCGTATAGATTGTATATCATATGAAGTAATAGTTTATGAAAATGGTGATACCGAAGGTAGAGAAATAAGATTACCGTCAGTTTTAAAACTAGACTTATCTGAAAAAGTAACTATTAAAGAGCCTATTTATAAACAAGAGCTAGTTAAGGAGGAAGTTCCTTATGTTAGCTTTAATGATTTAGGAGACGAGATTACAAAATACCGAGAGGTAGAAGTAGAAAAAAATATTAAGGTAGGAGAAGAAGAAAAAGAAGCAATAATCCCTGCTTATACAGCTATCCAAAAAGATATTTTTGGTTTCTGTTACGGTAAGATAAAAGAAAAGCTTTTAGAATCTTTTCCTTATTTAGAAATAAAAGAAGCATAAAATGGCAGTAGCAGAATACGGAACTACAAATATAACTTTTCAATCAACAGATACTTGGGCTAACAACGTAGACGGGAATGATAATATTTCAGTATCTGGATCTAATGGCTGGGCTAGAGACATAGCAGATGATCCAGGAGCTACAAACTTAAGTGTTAACAGTGAATTAAGAAGTAATAAACTATTCTACGGTAACGTAGTTACTAAAACTAATATTACTGCTCAAGTTACTTTACCCTATACAAGCGGTACAGTTAGTGCTGGAAGTTCTTTAGCTATAAAAAATAATTCTTTTAATGATAACACTACAGTCAGGTTAGTTGCATCTCCTACTTATCCTTATGTATTTCAAAAATGGACCTCAGATACTGGAGGGTCTACAACGATATCTACTAATGCTACTTTAGATTTAACTGCTACTGATCATACATCGGTGACTAATTTTTATTGTTGGGCTACTTCCCCAAGTAGTAATAGTGCAACTATAGGTTATCACGCTAGTACTGCATCTACTGCTTGTGGTGCATCAGGAACAACAGTATTTTGGAATGCCTCAGATGGCTCAGATTTCTCTGATGCTTATGCATTCTATACTGATGCTACTTTGACAACTACTGTGAGTGCGGGTAAATACTCTAACGGTACAGAAGTAATGACAGTAGATTCTAGCGGAGTCATAACTAGCGGTACTCTCTGTTAATAAAAATAAGTCTTAATGGTAAATGTTATATGGATATTAGAAAATATCAAAAAACACTCTAGCTTTTATACTGAACTAAAAGTATCTTTACTATTAGGATCTGTAATACAGTGGAAAAAGCATAACTCTAATACAAGTACTACCCTATACTGTGATAAGAGTACTTATTCATTTTTATCAGACATAAATGCTATAGAATTATGGGATAATGTATATAGATGTACATTCGATGAAAGTATTAATAAAGATATCTTCTGGGCTAGTTCTAAATTAAACATACTTTCTAGTATAAAAACCCCTTCAGTAGTATTAGATCATGATTTCTTAGTATATAAAAGTTTTGAACCGTATCTAAAAGATAAAGTTATAGTAGGACACGAAGAAAATGGGGAAAACTACTATCCTCATGCTTTAGATGAATATGTAAGAAGAACAAACCATATATTGAACCGACCTAACCATAAATCAGTTAATTGCTGTTTTAATTACTACCCTAATCCTGCATTCGCTAGATCTTATGCTAATACTTCATTAAAACTAATGGAAGAATTAACTAAGTTAAATGCTCCTAACTCTAAGTATTTAGTTTATGCTGAACAATTGTTACTAAAACATCTTTTAGACCTGCATAATATAGAATATATACCCTTAACCACTGATATATGGCATAGTAGCGACAGAAAATGGTTAAAAGGTACTAAAGGTTTAATAGATAGTAAAGAATCTAACCTATATTTCAGACATTATTGGATGGAAAAGAATAAAATATTAGATTCTTCGGAAGGATTTAACTATATTAATGAAATAAATACCTTAAGAAGGATAATTTCTAATTATAGTAAAGTAAACATGCAATCTTTAAGTAAACTACATAAAAGGTAATGGGTATACTAGATAAAAGGTACATAAAAGAAAATATTACTAACAATAAAGATAAACCTGTTACATATAGATGGACTCATGGTGCGACAGACGACGATTTAGGTGACGGTTTACTAATCTACTCTATTATACAGTATATGAGAGCTAAAGTATGTGTATGTTTAGGCTCTGGAGGAGGATTTATACCAAGGATAATGACTAGAGCAAGACAAGACTTACATGAAGCTGGTATATTTGAAGGAGATAACGGTATGAGCTGGGGAGACATAGGAGTCACCTTTATAGTTGACGCAGCTAATGAAATAGGCGGTGAAGTAGATTGGTTAAATAAAGATTCTTTCTTTAGAGAGACCTTTTGTCCGCGTATCATAAACGATACTACTGAAAAAGCTTATTATAACTTCTTTGTTAAAGAAGATATTAAGGTAGATTACTTACATATCGATGCTGGACATTCTTATAAAGACGTAAAACAAGATTTTGAACTATATAGTAAGTTATTATCACCAAAAGGTATAGTATCTATTCACGATACTGATAAATCTTACTCAAAAGACTACATAGTCACTAAAGATATAAAAGATCAAGACCATTTTCATGAATTTACTGATGGCCCAGCGAAGTTTATGAAGGAATTATTAAAAGATCCTAAATGGAACGTATTAAATTTGTTTAATAACGGTATTTTAAAAACAAAACCTAGTTCTACTGGGTTAACTATAGTACAACATGCTTAATTTAGTTACAGTAGTAGGTGAGAATACACATATCTTACCTCATATGTTAAAACATTACGAAAATATAGTAGATAAAGTATATATCGCAGTCTACAAGCAATCAGATAATGATACTATAATACAGGAAATAGAGGAGTTAGGTATTGAACCCTACATGGTATTTACAGAAAATAAATACAACTGGAGAAGAGTAACAGAAATTTATAATTCTATTAAAATAACCAAACCGGACGATTGGTGGATAGTATCTGACGACGATGAACTACAGGTATACCCAGACAATGTAGATAACATTATAAAACACTGTGATAAACGTGGTTATTCCTTTGTTACCGGTGGGTTTATAGATCGCATAGGTAAAGATGGTATATTTCCTAAAGTAGATAGAGAGACAGATATACATAAAGCATTCCCACTAGCTGGTTTCTTTCGATATCCAATGTCAGGTGCCTGTCCTAATAAGGTTACTTTAATGAAAGGTAATATAGATGTTACTTCAGGTCAACATTATGTAGATCTAGGTAATAATAGGACAAGCTGGGGTAAAGAACATCCACTTCGAATGCCTGTAGAAGAGTGTTTTACTCAAGTACATCATTTTAAGTGGGATTCTACATGTATAGAAAGATTAAAAAAGGTAGCTGATGTTAAAAAAGAGTATTCTTATTCAAAAGAATATGATACTATGTACAATGCTATTAAGAACTCAGGTTGGAAAATAGATATCAATAACCCAGAGTTTTTAGTTGAAGAATTAAAGGAATTATCGTATATTAACTATAACGATTATAGCAACTGGAACAAATTAAGAGATAAAATAGTTACAATATGAGTTCAAAATTAGACTTAGAAAAGCAACTTTTAGAGGAACGTAAGGTAAAAGCACTAGAAAAAATAGGTAGAAGCCTAGATGCTTTCGTATTATGGTTTGAAGAAATAGATAAAGAAGAGTGGAGTGAAAGAACTCAGCATTATTTAGCTGAATTTTTAAAACGTACACCTGAAATAGGTAAAGATATAGAAGACCCAGAAGAAGATGCATAAATTAGGCGTAATAGTACCTTATAGAAATCGTCCTAATCAGCTTAAGCATTTTTTAAACCATATAAGACGCTATCTTGAAGATAGAGATATAATTTTTGAAATAATTATAGTAGAACAGACCGAAAAAAATAATTTTAATAGAGGTAAACTACTAAATATAGGTTTTTTAAAAGCAGAAGAGTTAAAATGTAATTATGTAGTATTTCATGACATTGATATGTTACCTATCGATGCTGATTATTCTTATACTTCTAAACCTACTCATTTAATTACTGAACTAGACTTACCCGAAGGTGTATCAAGAACACTTTTTGATGAATATTTTGGAGGAGTTACCATATTTCCTTCTAATATATTCAGACAAATAAACGGATATTCAAATAAATATTTTGGTTGGGGGTTTGAAGATGACGATTTACTTTTAAGATGCTTAGAAAATCATATAGAACTGGATGGTAAACAACTAATACAGAAAGGAAGGGAGGCTATCGCATTAGAGTTTAATGGAAAGGATAGTTTTGTAGCTATTCCCAATAAACTTTCTATTTTAAGAAACTTTTCTATATTCGTTTCTTTTGGATATGATGAAATTATGTTTACTAACGAAGTAGTTACTGATGAAAACTCAATTTTTAGTATACCTGGTTATGATACTACCCTAACAGTTAATTCATTTTTTGATTTGACTTTTCAATTCTGGAAATATAATTTAAATTCTATATCTATACCTTCGAAAGGATTACAATCAGGTAGATATAATGCAATTATAACAGTAGATACTAAAGGAGCAAACCACAATTCCAGTGATTATATACCTCCTGTAGTAAAGTTATATATTAATGGACAAAAAGTAGGCGAAAATACCTTTGATAAACTCTTAAATATAAGAAAACAGAAATACATTTACCTTGGAGTAGGTGATCCTGAAAGAGAAATGAAAAAAAATTGGTTTAAAGGTACTATCGATACTTTTGCTACTTATTCTGAAGCATTATCTGATAAAGAATGTAGTAAAATAAGTAATAATCTTACTAATAGTTTATTTAATTTTAAATCTAATGACTATCTTACTTCTTATTACGATATGAAGTTTGTAGACGGTACAGAATTGTTAGATTTAAAAGGAGAAAACAACGGAAGAGTATTTAACTGTGAACAAAAACAAGTTCAGGTAAGTACCAATATAACTAAACCTATTCCTTATAGAAAAAAGGGTAAATTTAAAGTTCTTCCTCATGAAGAGTCAGGATATAAAGACGGATACTGGGTTAGCTGGACTAGTAGAAAAAATCAATTACGATATTTAGACAGATATTATACTTTAAAGTCCGAATATCAAAAAAACGGTATTACTTCTTGTAGATATGCTGAAGAAGAGTATTTCAATAAAGGTTATCATCATTTAATTGTCAGAATATGAGTCATAAGTTAGGAGTTTGCGTACCCTATAGAAATAGAGAATTACATCTTAATGAATTTATCCCAAAAGTAGGAAAATTCTTAAAAGAAGCAGGAATAGACTTTCAAATGTACTTTGCCCATCAAGTAGATGATAAACTCTTTAATAGAGGTGCTATGAAAAATATAGCAGCTAAGCATGCCTTTGAAGAAGGATGTGATTACATAGTTTGGCATGATATAGACATGATACCGGAAGATAATTCATGCGATTATTCTTACCCAGAAGAAAATCCACAACATATAGCAGTAAGGATATCTCAATCAGAGTATAAACTTAAATACTTTGAATATTTTGGTGGAGCAGTGATATTTTCAAAAGAACAAGTAGAAAAAACTAATGGATACTCTAATAACTATTGGGACTGGGGTATGGAAGATGATGATTTATTTTGGAGATGTTATTTAGAAGGTATGCTCGACGTTACCACTACAAGTATGGATACGTTCTCTAGTCATTTATACTTTAATGGTGAAGATTCTAAGATAATAGTCCCTAAAGAAACTTTACCTAAAGGATTTTTTCAAAGAGAATTTGAAATATCTATTTTAGCTAAAGCAGAGCATCAAGAGCATAAAGCTCCTATACATTTAATAGGTGATAATGAAGCTAAATTTTATGAATATCCTATTTTTAGGATACCAGGGGAAGATTTCGGCTTATCTTTTAATAATTCAAGAGCATTTACTCTTCAATTTTTTAATACTTTTCACCAACATAACTACATGTGGATAAAAAGATATGATAACTTATGGACTTGGATTACAGCTAAGTTTAATCCACGTGAAAGGAAAGTTAATTACTTTCTAAATGGAGTAGAAGCAGATGCTGAGTTAGGACACGGTACTGAATCTCCATTAATATACAACGGTAGGTTAAGTAGTAAGTACAAAAATGGTGACATATACTTAGGATACACTCCTTCTTTTGGAGAAAACTACCCAGGAAAGAGATTTAAAGGAGGAATAGGTGAAGTTATAATAAAAGGCCAAGGGGAAACTATTTGGAAGCTCACTGAAAGTAAAAATGACTATAGAGAAAATATTATTAACGTTAAAGAAGATATGGTAGTATATAATGCTATCATTCCTCACCGTAGAGATGGTAAATTTAGATGTCTACCTCATAAAGATGAAGGTTTAGTTAACGGTAAATGGGCAAAAGGACCTACAACAGCTAAAAATGAACGTAGATATGTATTAGAAATGCAACAAGGTAAGTCTAATTATAAAAATGAAGGTATAAATACCTTAAAATATGATTTAGTTAGTGAAGAAAAGCTAACTCCTTGGGCAAAAATGCTTAATGTAAAGTTATGACCAATCTAGAAGTAAAGAATAAATTAGATTCAGTTGGAAAAGGGTTCTGTTTAGCTAAATGGACCCAAGTTACTATGCATCTTGGTACCGGTATGACTCATTCCTGTCACCATCCTTCTCCTCATAAAATTCCATTAGAAGAATTAAAGAGTAATCCTACTGCTTTACATAATACTAAGCATAAAAAAATGAAACGCAGACAGATGATGAATAATAGAAAACCATCTGAATGTAATTACTGCTGGAATGTAGAAGATAATTCTACTTCTTATTCAGATAGAGTTTTTAAATCATCTGAACCTTGGTCAATATCACAATTCGATAATATAGTTAATTCAGACTGGGAAGATAACTTTAATCCTAAATATGTAGAAGTATCTTTTTCAAATACTTGTAATTTTGCTTGTGCTTATTGTGGTCCTCAGTATTCATCTAAATGGGTAGAAGAAATAGAGAATCATGGAGGGTATAAACAAGTAAATAATTATAACGATATAGAATTTTTAAAGAAAAAAAATGAATTTCCTTATAAACATTCAGAACACAATCCTTATATAGAAGCTTTTTGGAAATGGTGGCCAGATATGTTTAAAGATCTTCATACTTTCAGAATTACTGGCGGCGAACCTTTATTATCTAAAGATACTTTTAAAGTATTAGAATATATACAAGAAAATTATAAAGAGAATAGTAATATATCTTTAGCAATCAATACAAATTTAGGAGTACCAGATAAACTTATTGATAGATTTATAGAGATAGCAACAGACTTATGTAATAATAATAAAGTAAGAGAGTTAATAGTATTTACTTCTATTGAGGGAGACGAAAAACAAGCTGAATATGTAAGATATGGATTACAAGCTGATAAATTTTGGTCTAATGTAAATAAAATACTTACTAAATTACCAAAAGTAACTATAAATGTTATGGCTACTTTTAACGCACTATCGGTTTTTACTTATGATAAAGTTATTGATAGGGTTTTTAAATTGAAAAAGAAATATGCCAACGGCAAAAGATACTGGGTATCAGCTATACAGTTGGATACATCTTACTTAAGGTGGCCTTCTTTTATGTCTGTGAGAATATTAGATAAAGAACATAAAGAGTTAATACTAAAATCTGCTGAGAAAGCTTTATACTACGGTATAAAAGAATTTACTAATAATAACTATGGATTTTCAAACGTAGAAATACAGAAAATTAAACGAACATATGATTATGCAATAGGTAATAGTGTAATTTATGATCAAGAAAAAAGTAGGAAAGAGTTTTTTAAATTTGTTGAGGAGTATGATAAGAGAAGAGGTACTAGTTTTTCTGATACATTTCCCCAGTTAACTAATATGTATGCTGAAAATAAATAAAGGAGAACCTTGGTTATTTTGGCCTAGCAGTATTTGTGATACTTTTCCTTCTAATCCTTCTAATCTCTTATTAACCGGAGAACATTCGTTTGAGTTTTCTTTTGATTTTATATTAAGGGATAATTCTAGACTCCAAAAAACTATATTTACTTTAGTTCCTAGGTATACAGGTTTAGATTTATACCCAGAAGAAACTGTTATCACAATAACTTATGAAGATAAACCAAGGTATTATAGATTACCTTTTCCTATACCTGTTGATAAACATACAGTAGTAAAGTTTGATCATAAACCTAAACTTTATTTTAAAATATTTATTAATAACGAAGTTGTAGTAAACGAATCTATGGAAAATAAAGTATTTGGTATTAATGAATCCCCACATATAATAATTGGAGCAGGTAACTTTCCAAAAAATAATTTTAACTTAAATTATACTGACTTTGATCTTCTTAGATTTACTTTATCTCAGGATGGAAAGATTTTAAGTGATCATTTTTTTGAGGAAAGAATATTCGATAAGTATGTAGACACAACAGGTAATTTAAATTTTGTACATAAGATATAATGGGTATATACGCTAAAAAAGATGATGAAACTCATCAAGAGTACAGAGACAGGGTTGTAGATAAATTATCTCCTTCATTCTGCGGTGCTAAATGGTATAATGCTACTATTTGGTTAGGTAATGGGCAGACAACATCTTGTCATCACCCTCCTGCACATAAGATACCCTTAGATGAATTAAAATTTAGCTATAAAGCACTGCATAACACAAAGTATAAGAAAGCTGTACGTAAGCAGATGATGGAAGGTATTAGACCTAAAGAATGTGAATACTGCTGGAAAATAGAAGATCTAGGAAAAGATAAAATCTCAGATAGAGTATATAAATCAGTTATATATACGGATGAAGAATTAAAAGATGCTAAAGAAACCATGGGTTATACAGAAGATGTTGACCTTAAGACTTTAGAAATTGCTTTCGATGCTAATTGTAATTTTGCTTGTTCATACTGTAACTCTTCTTTTAGTACTACTTGGCAAAAAGATATAAAGCAAAACGGGCCTTATCAAAATTTAGTATCTGATGGAGCAGGAGCATTCCAACATGACGGTTCTCATGCTATGCCTTTTGGAAGAAAAAATGAAGGCAATCCTTATGTAGAAGCATTTTGGAAATGGTGGGAAGCAGAACTTCAATATAGTTTAAGAGAATTAAGGGTAACCGGAGGAGAACCTACTATGTCTCCTGACTTCTGGAAATTAATGGATTGGTGGAAAGATAATCCTAACTGTAAAGTTCCATTCGCAGTCAATTCAAATTTAGGTCAAAAGAAAAAATTATTAGATGCATTAATAGATGCTTCACATAACATTAAAAAATTTAGTATTTATAGTTCTTGCGAAGCTGTTGGTTTACAAGCTGAATATATTAGACATGGTTTAGAGTGGAATATATGGTTAAAAAATATGTACAGGATTAATAAAGAAGCTAATTTAGAATCAGTAAATGTAATGATGACTATAAACAGTTTGTGTTTATTTTCTATTACTGAATTTATGGATGAAATGATGCAATTAAAAAAAGTATTCGGACCCCATGCAGCAGTAATGTCTTTTAATATTTTACGCTTTCCTTCTTTTCAGTCTATAGTTACTCTCCCTACTAATATAAGATTAGAACGAGCTGCTGTTATAGAAAAGTGGGTAAACGATCACTGGAATGAAGGCTCTAATGGATTTCTCGATATAGAAAGAGATGGACTATTAAGGTTAATAGAATACATTAGAAAAGTTGATACTGGTCATGAATTTACATCTTCATTAGAAACTAGAGAAAGAGATTTTAAATCTTTTTATCAACAGTATGATAAAAGAAGAGGAAAAGACTTTCTAAAAGCATTCCCTGAATTAAGAGCATGGTATGAAAGTATACCAGATACTAATTTAACTCCTCTTATTAAAGCTATAGATGGAGATGATGCTAAGTCTAATAAATACGTTACTGGGGTTTTACAGCAAGCTAAAGATGAAGGATGGGTACTTAATCCACAGTGGACCAACCCAGGATCAAAAGGCTATATAGAACCAGACGAACAACAACAAGATGATATGATAGACTTAGTTGCAGACCTTCAAAAAGGGCGTAAAAAGGTCTCAGAGGTTAACAAAGGGAAAACTGCCATATGAAAGTAAAACCAAAAGATGGAAATAAAACTTTCTGTATGGCTCCATTTACCCATACCTATCTTTCACCACAAAGTGAAAGAAGGATGTGTTGTGCTTCTAGAGAAAAAGCAGAATGGGCTACCCAGTACTTAGACTCTGAAAATGCAGATCAAAATTCTCAATATAATCCTGGCACATTAAAAGATCACTGGAACTCAGATTATATGAAAGGTATACGAAAAGACCTTTTGGCAGGTAATGAAATACCTCAATGTCAGGTGTGTAACGGTAAACTCCTTAACATATCTATTTACCGTGATTACTTTAATAAAACGTTATTTCCTAATAAGATAGAAGAAGCTTTTGAAAAAACAGATGAAACAGGCTATACTAAAATGGTACCTATTTCATTTGATTATAGAGTTAGAAACCTATGTAACTTTAAGTGTAGGATGTGCGGGGACCAGCTCTCTTCTTCATGGGAATCTGAAAGAAGACAAATGGGAGACTACGATAGTGATGGCAATACCGACTTTTGGGCTCAAAAGAAAAACAAACCAGCAATCGAAAACTTTCAACGTGATGTAGCAGAAGCTGAATTATGGGAAGCAGTAAAGAACGGCACTATTGAAGAGATATACTGGGTTGGTGGAGAACCTCTTATGTGGGAAATACATTGGGAAATTATGCAATATTTAATTGACAATGACCTAGCTAAAAACGTATGGATTCGATACAATACAAACTTTAGTCGAACTACTTACAAACATTGGGATTTAAAAGATATGTTACCTCATTTTAAGACAGTACAGATATGTGCCTCAATTGATGGAACAGGAGATATAGTTGAATATGTTAGACATGGAATTAAATGGAAAAGTTGGATTAAAAACTTTAAAGATTATATTTTCCTAAACAAACAATATGGTGATTACGGAATAGCATTTGATCTTACAATTACTACACCAGGCCTTTTCAGCCTTAAAGAACTATTTGACTTAGCTGTAGAATTAGATGTAAATACTTTAATTAAAACTACATTTGCTTTTGATAGCACTATAATGATGTGCCCTCAGGTACTACCTAGAGTTCTATATAATGAAGTCTTAGATGACATAATAGACTATATAAAACCTAAATTAATAGGAAATGAGAAACACTCTAATTGGATTGAATGTTTAGAAGATTTAAAAAACCGTCCAACCTTCCAAGAACAGTACCCCAACTGGGAAGAGGGCCTAAAAAAGGGAAAAGCCAACCTACATAGAGTAGATAAGTGGAGAAAAAATGAAAATGTATTGAACGAAATATATTTAAAACATAATAAAAAAGTATACAAATGGTGGAACAACAAACAGATAATATAAAAGATAGTTTCTGTGTTCTTCCATGGATACACTTAGCTACTCACCCTATCGGGACAGTTACCCCTTGCTGTGTGACAGAAATGAAAAACAGCATGTCCACAGCTACTACAGAGGAGAGTGATAAAGAACATTTATTTCTTTCTAAAGATAGCTTAGAATCTATAACTAACTCTAAAAGATTTAAAGCAGTACGTAAAGATATGATGAACGGAGTAAAACCGCTAGTATGTCAAAAATGTTTTAAGTATGAAGACCAAGGTGTAGGATCTAAAAGGCAAGAAGCTAACACATTATATGCAAAACATATCAAAGACTGTCTCCCTAACACAAACCCAGATGGAAGTTTAATAAAAGTTAATTACAAATACGTTGAATTAAGATTAGGTACCGTATGCAATTTAAAGTGTACTACTTGTAATCCATTCTCATCTAACAGGTGGCATCAAGACCTACCTGGTCTAAAAGGAACAGAGTTCGAAAATGATTATTATAAAGTAGACATAAAAACTGAATGGTATAGGGACTATAAGTTCTATGATGAACTTTATTCTAAATGTGACAACTTGCAGGAAATCTGGATTAATGGTGGAGAACCAACTTTAATTAAAGAGCACGGTTATTTTTTAGAGAAATTTATTGAAGATGGGTCTTCTAAGGATATTGATCTACACTACAGTTTAAATTGCACTCAGTTCCCTGATAAGTTTATTGAAATTTGGAAAAACTTTAAAAATATTAGAATTCATTTATCTATAGATGATATCGAAGAAAGAAACTACTATGTTCGTTTCCCCTCAGATTGGAATCAAATAATGAAGTCCTTAAATAAGATATTAAAGTATCGAGATATATTTACTTTAGAATTATGTCAAACAGTAAGCTGTTTAAATGTTTTTAATATAGATAATTTTAAAAAGTTTGCTGACGATAGTAATCTATTTATTGCCCATAATTATGTTCATTACCCTGATCATATGCATGTTAGTTTAATACCTGATGAAATGAAAGCTAAAATTTTAAGTAATATAAAGTATTTAGAAGAACATGAAATACATAAACTTAAAGTTGAATTAGATAGAAAACCAAATTTTAGAGATGCAGATAGATTCTATTCATTTATAAGAATTATGGATAGAACAAGGAACGTAAAAATTTACGATTATTTACCCGAATGGGAACCATATAAAGATAAATTTAAAATTAAAGTTATATGAAAAGTTTATGTGCCATTCCCTGGGTAGGCTTTTCTAACGACCCGGACGGTTCAATTCGTCCTTGTTGTATTTCAAAAGAACAAGTTACCAAACCTGATGGAAGCAATTATTATACTCAATTAGATAACATTAAAGATATATTTCATAGTGACTATATGAATAATCTTAGAGAAGAATTTACTCAAGGCAAAAAGCCTAAAAATTGTGAAGTATGCTGGAAAGATGAAGAAAATGGGTATACTTCTAAGAGAGAAAATTATAATAAAATTATTAAAGACCACTTAGGAGAATGGGCAACCCCCGAAAATTTAGAGAAAAAACCTTTATCTGAATATCCAATCGATTTTCAAGTTATACTAACTAATGCCTGTAATTTAAAGTGTAGGAGCTGTGGTAGTTCCCACAGTACTGAATGGTATAAAGAACTAAAAACCATGCCTTCGTCGGACATAAGCGGCATTAGTAATCACCTTTACGAATTACCACACGGACAGGCTGGAGGAACAAAGAGTGAATTTATAACTTCAATGGAAGAATGGTTACCCTATGCTAAAAGAATAGAAATTGTTGGAGGAGAACCTTTTTACACTAAAAACTGGGAAAATGCTTGGGAATTAATGATTAAAAAAGGATTCGCAAAAGATATAACTTTAAATATGTCTACTAATGGTACTTTATGTAACGAGGCACTATTAAGAAGAATTGCAGATAACTTTAAACAGGTAGGGATAGGTTTAAGTATAGATGGATTTGGAACTACATTTGAGTATTTGAGAAAAAATGCTGAATGGGAAAAAGTGAAGTTAAACATTTTTAACTTTTATTCACTGTATAAAGAGTACATACACTTAGATAAACTATTTTTTAACTACACGTACACCTTATCTTGGATAAATGCTTACGAATTGCCTGAGTTTGACGATTGGATTAAAAAACATACACCGGAATTCTCACTATGGATAAATGTAATACACAACGCTTCCCATATGTGCCTATATACTCTCCCAGTTGAAACAAAAGATAGAATAAAAAGTAAATGGGATAAACACGACTGGGGATCCAACCAAACAGATATTGACGGCTTGATTAAGTTCATGTATAGCACTCAGCCAAAAGAAAAAGAGTTAAAGATAGAATATAATAAGTTTACTATTTTAGATAGGTATAGAAAAGAATCTACATTTGATATAGTAGGAAAAAATTACCCTGAATTAAAAAAGTATGTCTAGACCTACAATATTTTTAAGAGACCCCTGGGATGACGTGAAGAATAAAGATTCTGGTTGGGGAAACCGATTGTTTACCTGGCTGGCAGCTTGTATACTAAATAAAAGTATGGGTAACAACCATATAATAAAAGTACTACCTGAAGAGTTTCCCGAACTTACTTTAATAGATTTTCCAAATACTGAATATACTACTCTATATGAAATAAATAAAAAAACTACTCCTATTGTAGATATAGAAGTTGAAGAATGGATAAAAAATGATAAAATAAAATTAAATAATCAACTATCGTACACTAATGCTTTTAATTACGGAAATACTCTAGATCTGGTTCTAGCTTTTTTTGATCCAAAAACAGATACTTTTAGTTCTGTGAAAATAAAAAATAAAATTATTCACGAAAAAATAAAAGCCACAGTACAGGGCCGTACTGGTATTCATATAAGAAGAGGAAACGGGGTATATTTAGACCATTATGATAAATTATCCATACCTAAACCTTACATGAGGTACTATAAACTATGTACTAAATGTGATAAAAACTACCCTTTTATAAGAGATCAAATTTATTTTGATATAATAGATGACCTAATTAAAAAAGATAAAAATGCAAAGTTTTTTATAGGAATAGATGTTGATGAGAATGCTATCGAATACTACAGAACTAAATACCCCGGTAGGATAAAAACCTGCAAAGATATTGTTAAAGAAAATAAAAAAATACTTAACGACGCAAAATTTCTAGATCCTAGACTACAGTTAAAAGATATGGGGTATGACTTAATAGATTTTTTTAGTTTGAGCTATACTGAAACAATAATTCATAGCCCACCATCTTCTTGGAGCTATATGGCTAGATATATCGGTGGACACCCTCTAACTTTTGCGAAAAGTGAAATGAATTTAGGAAGAGTACATAATGAATATAATAAATTAAATTACGCAAATCATAATAAAAATGAATATAAATTGCAGTTCATTTCAAGGGATAACATTATTTGAAAATAAAGTTGCAGAATGGTTTAATGCACCGTATGGAGTAGCAGTAGACTGTTGTACTCATGGACTAGAATTATGCCTTAGGTTATTAAATACTAAAGAAATAATAGTACCTAAACATACCTACCTGTCCATACCTATGCTGTCAGATAAATTAGACATAAAAAGAGTATGGACGTCACAAGAATGGAGTAAATACTACTACATCACAGACAACATAATAGATGCAGCCGTCCTTTGGGAGCAGAATAGCTATATATCTGGAACTTTTATGGTACTTTCGTTTCAATTCAAAAAGCATTTAAACTTAGGTAGAGGAGGAATGATATTAACAGATAATAAAGAAGCAGCTGAACAACTACGTAAAATGACATATGATGGTAGAACGTTTGACAAACCTTGGGCTGAACAAGATATAGAGACTATAGGATACCATTACTATATGACTCCGGAAACAGCTGAAATAGGAGTAAGTAAATTGCAAGACGCTATAAGTAGAAAACCTAAAATAAGGTCCTATAAAGACTACCCAGAATTAACTAAAATGAAAATATTCAATGAGTAAAATTATATCGTTTGGGGACAGTTGGACCTATGGAGATGAATTAAAAAGTCCTGTAAAGGAATGCTATACTAAATTATTAAGTGAAAAAGCAAAAGGACCTTACAGTAACTTTGGCAAAAAAGGCAATTCCTTTTCAGTTATATGTAGTCAAGTACTTACATATGATATAAGTAAGGATGACTTTGTATTAGTATGTATACCACCGGATATTAGATTTATAGGTGAAACAGAAGATGGAGTATTTATATCTTTATTTTCTTCAACATCAAAACACCCTGATAAATTTATACAAAAACAGTTTGATTACTATACTGAAGTAATAGTTGAACATAAAAATTGGCATCCTTATTTTCAACTTTTAAATTTATTTTGTATACAAGAATATTTAACTAAAATAGGAGTTAGTTTTTTATTCTTCACTAATTACGGTAGTATAGATAATAACTTTAAATTTAACGGCAAGATAGATAAATCCAACTTTTTGATAGATACTAGTTTAACTACATTTTTAGGAGGATATGATTTAGGTATAGTACCTAGCAGCCTTAACGTTGACGGTCTAGAGACAAGTTGCTTTGTAGGTGAATACTTTGAAGGTAATGTTACTCACCCTAACGTAAAAGGTCATGAAAAAATATCAAATTTAATTTATAATAATAGCAAATTTCAACAATGGTTAGTATACAGAACGAATACAGTACTTTAAAAGAGGTAATAGTCGGAAGAGTAGATAATGCAAACCAACCTCATCACGGTTTTGATCTTCATGCAATTAATTATGCAGACAAAGACACTATTCCTTCCTCAGAAAGAGGTTTATTTGATCCTCAAGTATATGAAGAGTCTATTGAAGACCTAGATTTATTAGCAGAAGCTCTAAAAGACTTTGGAGCTATAGTACATAGACCAAATATATTAGATACTAAAAAAACTGTCTCTAACGGTTATTGGAAAACAGATCAATACTATACATTCTGCCCAAGAGATACTATGACAGTCATTGGAGATACCATTATAGAATCACCTATGACGTTAAGGTCTAGACAGTTTGAAACTGATGCTTATAGAGAGCTGTTTATTGATTATATGGATAAAGGAGCTAAATGGATATGTGCTCCTAAACCTAGATTAACAGACGATTCATATCAAAGAGACGATTTAGATAAACTTACATTAACTGAAGTAGAACCTGTATTTGATGCAGCTAATATACTCAGACATAATGATGATATTCTCTATCTTAATTCTAACACAGGAAACTATAAAGGATATACTTGGTTAAAGAATTTGCTAGGAGATAAATATAAGGTACATTACTTAGAAAATATGTATTCGTATTCTCATATTGATTCTACGATTGCTATTCTTAGAGACGGTCTAGCACTTGTTAATCCGGCAAGAGTTAGCGAAAAAAATATGCCAGAACTATTCAAAGGATGGGATATTATATATTCTCCTCCGATGATAGATATTGGGTATAAAGGAGTATTGAGAGCGTCTGAATGGGTGGGTATAAATCTTATTTCTCTAGATGAAAATACAGTAATAGTTGATAATAGACAGAAAGAATTAATCAAAGAGTTAAAAAAATATAATATTGAAGCGTTAGACTTAAAAATAAGACATTCTAGGACGTTAGGAGGTTCTTTCCATTGTTGTACTGCTGATATGATAAGATTATGATAAAAGTTGATAACATAAAACGTACTTTAGTAGGAAATGAGTTCTTTACCTTCGACTATACTAAACAGCCTATCAAAGAAAGTGAAGTTAATAGATGGAGAGAAAAAGGATACTATCATAAAAGCTTTACAGGGGCCTTATACAGCAGCAAAAATCCTATGCCTAGATGGACTAAAGACATAAGTAACGCTATAGGTTTAAAAAACTGCGGGTATACTTTTTATAAAATGGATACTTTAGATATTATGCCTCCTCATTATGATCATTTTGAAGCTTATTGTAGAATATTTAATAAAGAACAAAATGAAGTATATAGGGCTATACTTTTTTTAGAAGATTGGAAACCTGGTCATTATTTTGAGTATAATAAAACAAGTTTTAATAGCTGGAATAAAGGAGACTATGTAATGTACAGTTATGATATAGAGCATGCAGCTAGTAATATTGGAATCCAACCTAGGTATACTTTGCAAATAACAGGTACGAGATGAAAAAACTTATTACATCAGGATGCAGCTATACTCAATATGGGTATAAGACTTGGGCAGATCACTTATCTAAGTATTTTGATGAGTTTAAAAATTTAGGAGAAGCTGGTTCTGGACAAAAATTTTCGTATATTACTATTACTGATTATATTAATTCAAATAAAAATAAAGATCTTTCGAACCATACTTTTATTATTCAATGGAGTTCACTTCTTCGTCATGATTTAATTAAAGTAAGAAGCACATATCAACATTTAGGTCAAATAGATAATAATGAAAATTTTAACAAAGAATATATTAATAAGTACTTTAGTGTTGAAGGAAACGCAATAGAATTAGTAAATTACATAGATCATTTAAATTTACTTTCAGATAAATACAAATTTAAACTTTATATGTTTTATATGTTTGAACCTTGGATAGATTATTTTGCAGGAGAACCTACAGGATATAGTTTACCTATACTTAGAAAAAAAACTATAGAATTTTTATCTAGCCAATCTTGTAAAATATTAAAACATTATGCTTCTAAAGAATATTGGATAAATCCATCTTTAGAAAGATTTAGTTTAGATAACGAAATGAGAAAAAAAGGTGACGATGACCACCCTACAACTGAACAACATAAACTATACTCTGAATTAATTTATAAAAATATTTGAGCTAATGTTTTATAATCCTGCTAATAGATTACTAGTAATTCATGTTTGGGAATGGAATAGTGAAGATCTTATAATAGATACTATACAGAGATTAACACCTAAAGTATTTATATTAGACTGCACAACAGAGTTTAATTTTAACCCTAATATAGAGACTCAACAATTTAAAGAAATAGTTACGGTAATAAAAGAACATAAAATAGAAGCTTTCTTACTTCTCGGCTCTCTATCAGAAAACAGTTATAGATTTAATTTTAATAATCACGTATCTCCTTTTAAAGTTAAGTTTTTTCCTACTTTCTTTTTACATCATACTTTCCCTCTGTTGAAATATAAATATAATCAATATAAAATTAAAGAAAGGATATTTTATATGCAGGTAAATAGACCTCATAAACATAGATGTATACTTATGGATCAACTTGCCCGGTTAAAGTTACTTAATGATACTAATTATTCTTGGAATTTAAATACAAAAGAGTATGAACATTCTGGTGAATATAAATTTAAGTACTGGAAAGAAGAATCTAAAATAGCTAAAGATGATTATCAAAGTGAAGGAAATAGCTATCTAAAACCTGAAAAGCACTATTTTACAAGCTTGTTTGACTTAGTTTCTGAAGCTACTACACAATGTATTTTTTATACAGAAAAGACATTTAAGCCTATCTTGCTTGGTAAACCATTTATTATTTATGGAGCTAAAGGTATCAATAAAGGCTTACAAAATTTAGGATTTAAACTTTATGATAATGTTGTGGATTATACTTTTGACTCGGAAAAAGACGATATTCGTAGAGCTGAACTACTAAGTAAAGAGTTGTTACGTTTATCTAAGTTACCCTTGCAGGAGATAGATAAAAGTATGCATTCTATTGCTGATTTTAATATTGATAAAGCTAAAGAAATTTTAAGAGACGATAATAAGGTGCATATCGATGATAATATTACTTATAAGCTGAATATAGACCTTGGCATTCTTAACTATTTATATTAAATTTAATAGAGTTTTATGAAAATTGGTTTTATAGGAATAGGTAAACTTGGAAAAGACGCTGCCGAAGTAATGGCGGAAAAACACGAAGTAATAGGTTACGACATAACAGAAACATCATCAGATAAATTTGAAATGGCATATACGATTAAAGACGTATGTCATAACCGTGAACTTATTTTTATTGCAGTACCTACACCGCATCACCCAGACTATGACGGTAGGTACCCAACATCTCATTTACCCAATAAAGATTTCGACTATAGTATAGTTAATGACGTGTTAGATGAAGTAAATAAACACGTTAATAAAGATCAGCTAGTCGTATTAATATCGACTGTTTTACCCGGTACTATTAGAAAAGAGTTTATAAGTAGAATACCAAACGGTAGATTTATTTACAATCCTTACCTTATAGCAATGGGTACAGTAAAATGGGATATGGTTAACCCTGAAATGATTATAATAGGTACTGAGGATGGGTCTACAACAGGAGATGCTAAACTATTATTAGAGTTTTATGAAACCTTTATTACAAAAGGTACAAGATATGAGATAGGAACTTGGGATGAGGCAGAAGCAATAAAAATATTTTATAATACATTTATATCTACTAAGGTAGCTTTAGTTAATATGATTCAAGATGTTGCAGAAAAAGGGGGTAACATGAATGTAGACGTTGTCACTGGAGCATTAGAGAGATCTACCTACCGTATATTAGGCCCAACTTACATGAAAGCAGGAATGGGTGATGGAGGAGGATGCCATCCAAGAGATAACATAGCTTTAAGGTATATGGCCGAAGAGTTAGGATTAGGTTACGATTTATTTGACGCTATAATGGAAGCAAGAGAGAAGCAAGCTAAAAATATGGCTACTAGACTTGTTATAGAATCAGACAAAGCTAATTTACCAATTGTAATATTAGGAGAAGCATATAAACCTGACGTACATTATAAAGACGGTTCATCTTCTATATTAGTAGGCCATTACTGTGAATCTTACGGTTCAACTAAAAAAGTAATATATGACCCAGTACAGCCAATTAAAGCAGTATACCTTTTAGGACATATGGGTAAACACCACGATTATGATTTTCCAGATGGCTCAGTAGTAGTAGACCCGTGGAGATCATTTAAAACAGTTAAAGACATAAAGGTTATACATTACGGTAATACTAGATTAAAGTTGGAAAGTTAATTTATATTTACTATATTAAGATATAATTTAAATAAAAATGGCAGATAAAAAAATTAAAAAACTTACACAAGAAGAGCTTACTAAGTTTAACAGTTTTATTAATAAACGCAGAGACATACTTACAAATATAGGAGCAGCAGAAATACAACTTAAATCTCTTACTTCACAAAAAGAACAGCTCTTCTCTACTCTCGAAAAAATCGACGTTTTAGAAAGCGAATTTAATGCAGAGCTCAGCAACAAATACGGAAAAGTTTCTATAGACGTCAATACTGGGGAGATTAGTTCATAACTTAATCTGTTTTAGATCTTCTCGCACTATTTATTTAAGTAGGTATCCACACTAATTATACAATTGGTTTAGAATAAAGCACGATATTTATATAAAAACACTTAAATAACACAACATGGCAGAGACTATAATTTCACCTGGTATCCTGACAAGAGAGAACGATATTTCCTTCGTTTCCCCTGCTCCACAAGCAGTAGGAGCAGCTTTTATTGGACCAACAGTTACCGGGCCAATCGAACAACCAACAACAGTTACTTCGTTCGGTGAATACACTAGAAAATTTGGAAGAACTTTCACTTCAGGGTCTACTTCAGTTGAATATTTTACTTCTCTAGCAGTAAAAAACTATTTTGACCAAGGTGGAACAACAGCATTAATTACAAGAGTTGTGTCTGGATCGTCCAATTGGGCAGCAGCTTCAGCAACTCCAATTTCAGGTTCAGGAGCATTTGCTGCGACTGCCGTATTAAGTATAGAGACGATAGGTAAAGGTATTCTATACAATAACGTTACTGGTAGCGATTATGTAGGAGCAACAGACGAACTTTCAAATGGTAACCTTAAAAGTGGTTCATCTGATAACGTAAGATGGGAGATTTCAAACGTTGACACAAACAAAGGTACTTTTTCCCTTTTAGTAAGAAGAGGAGATGATAATCACAAGAGTAAGATTATTCTTGAAACATTCAGTAATCTAAGTTTAGATCCTAATCAAGATAATTACATAGAAAAACAAGTTGGTACAGCTTCTACTTCTAAAACTTCTGATGGTACAAATACATACCTTACTTCAGATGGAGAATATCCTAACAGATCTAACTACATCAGAATATCAGCAGTACACAAAAAGACAAATGACTACCTAGAAAACGACGGAATAACTATCAGTACTGACGCAGCAGGAAACAGCTATACAGCTTCACTACCTACAGCAGCCTCAGGAGGTTTTGCCGGAGCAACTGGAACTAACGTTATCAATAACGCTCTTTTCTTTAAAGATATTTCAAATGCTACAGCAGGTATTCAAGGACTTATAGGAGAGGATTATAATGATGCTATTTCAATTCTAGAAAATAAAGACGAATATAGCTTTAACATTATATCAGCACCAGGATTAATACATTCATTTGCAACTAACGGTGCAACACAAACTGACAATCTTATTTCCTTAGCAGAGAATAGAGGAGATGCAATAGCAGTAGTAGATTTAGTCACTCATGGAACAGGAGCAATCACTACAGTAACAGCTGAAGCATCTGAGATTAATTCTTCTTATGCAGCATCATACTGGCCATGGGTTCAAGTAGGCAGTGCGACAGGTAAAAACGTATATGTACCAGCCTCAGTAACTATCCCAGGAGTATATGCATTTACAGATGGAGCAGCAGCACCATGGTTTGCACCAGCAGGATTAGTAAGAGGAGGTATTCCAACAGTACTACAAGCTGAAAGAAAATTAACAAGATCTGAAAGAGATACTTTATATTCAAGTAATGTAAATCCAATCGCTACTTTCCCTGGACAAGGTATTGCAGTATTTGGTCAGAAAACACTACAGAAAAAAGCTTCTGCTTTAGATAGAGTAAACGTAAGAAGATTGTTAATTGAACTGAAAAAATTCGTAGGAGATCAAGCTAATACATTAGTATTTGATCAGAACACTATTACAACTAGAAACAAATTCTTAGCTGCAGTTAATCCATTCTTGGATTCAGTAGTACAAAGACAAGGATTGTATGCATTTAGAGTAGTAATGGATGATACTAATAATACAGCCGATGTAATCGATAGAAATCAATTAATAGGCCAGATCTTTATACAACCTTCAAAAACTGCAGAGTTCATAGTTCTAGACTTTACTTTAGAACCAACTGGTGCAACTTTTGGAGCATAATTTAATTAACCTATATTTATAATAAAGAAACAAAATGGCAATATTAGATACTAACGAAATAATGTTTAGAGCTTTCGAACCGAAAGTGCAAAACAGATTTTATATGGTAATAGATGGAATAGAATCGTTCATGGTAAAGAACGTTGCTGCTCCCAACTTTACTGACAATGCGATTAAACTAGATCACATTAATTCCTACAGAAAAATAAGAGGTAAAAGAGAGTGGGGAGAAATGACGATGACGTTATACGATCCGATTACTCCATCTGGAGCACAGCAATGCATGGAATGGGCTCGTTTATCTTATGAGTCTGTAACCGGTCGTGCTGGTTATTCTGACTTCTACAAAAAAGATGTAACTCTTAATCTTTTAGGACCTGTAGGAGACATTGTTTCTGAGTGGATTATTAAAGGTGCTTTTATTACTAGCTTTAACCAAGGATCATTCGATTGGGCTACTGACGAAACAGCAGAGCTTGCAATTACTGTGAATATGGATTACTGCATCTTGAACTACTAAAATCAGATACATATATATTGAAGACCCGGATTTATTCCGGGTTTTTTTGTATGCCATTTTTTCGTATCTTTATTAAATGAATACTATTGTAATAACTGCTATAGATAAGAAAGGGAGTAATATAAGCAAATATGCTTCAACCTGTATTAGTAGTTGGGAAAATTGGTGTAAAAAAAATAACGTATCATTACATGTATTCGAAAAAGATGAATTTATTCATCCTAAATTTGCATTTTTAAGTATATTTGAAAAATTAAATGCTAATAAAATTATTCATGTTGACTTAGATACTCTCATTCACCCGCAAACACCTAACTTATTTGAATTATACGATGACATTTTTACAGTAGTAAAAGATAGCGGTCGAGTTGATTATGAGATTTCTCAACGTATGGTTAGAGGTGTTAATAGTTTTGAAGATATCTTTCATTCTTTTAACCTTGATAAAAGTAAATACTTTAATTCAGGAATGATGATGTTCAACAAAAGTCATAGTCTATTTTTATCTGAAGCAAAAAACTGGATAGAGTCTAATTATAGTAAAATAGTTAAATGGTCTTCAGCTGGAGATACTGGTTTAGATCAAACTCCTTTTAATTGGTTAGTTCAAAAGAATAATATAGAAACTAATTTTTTAGATATTAGATATAATAGGACAGGATTATTAAAAAATAATTTAGATATAAACGATAATTTTATTATTCATTTTAGGGGATTAAAAACTAATAGAAAAATAAAATTAATGAAAGAATTAAATGACTATCTGGTTGGTTTATAATTTTTTTATTCGTATATTTATATAAAATAACTTTAAGTTGTAATAAACGTTTATGTCAAAATTTAGTTTACCTACCGAAACGGTAGAACTTCCCTCAAAAGGATTACTATATCCTGAATCATCTCCTTTGAAGAAAGGCACCATAGAAATGAAGTATATGACTGCCAGAGAAGAAGATATACTTACTAATAATAACTATATTCAAGATGGCACAGCAATAGATAGAGCTATCAAATCACTTATAGTAGATAAAGCTGTCAATTATGATGAATTACTTGTAGGAGATAAAAATGCTCTTATGGTAGCTGCACGTATTTTAGCTTATGGAAAAGATTACCCAATCTATTGGGGCAGCCAACCCTATATTGTTGATTTATCTAAGTTAGATAATAAAGAAATAGACGAGGAGTTATTTAAAAACGGTAATAATGTTGAATTTAAATTACCTAATACTGATAATGTTGTAACTGTAAAACTTCTATCTCATTCTGATCAGTCAACTATAGATGATGAAGTAGAGGGAAAGAAAAAAATAGAACCTGATTCTGATTATAGCAATTCTACTAGATTAAAACATATTATTACTTCAATTAACGGTGAAACGGACGCTGCTACTATAAGAGATTTTGTAGATAATGGACTTACTGCAAGAGATGGTAGATGGTTAAGAGCTAAATATAACGAAATTCAACCAGATATTTTATT